TGGCAGGGCAAGGTGTACTGCATCGCTGGCAAGGACACGCAGTTCGATAACCTGCTGGACGCGACCGGCTACCCGGAAAATCCGCTTGGCCTGTGCGGCTATAACTGCCGCCATTCCTTCACGCCGTTCCTGCCGGGCGTCAGCCAGAATCACAACAAACCGATCGATACCGAAGCCAACCGGCGCGCCTATGAACTGTCGCAGACGCAGCGCGCGATGGAACGCCGCATCCGGGCGCAGAAGCGCAAGTGTACGGCGCTGCACACAGCTGTGAAAAACTGTGAAGATCCGGCGGCCAAGGCAAAGCTGCAGGAGAAATATGCACAGTCCGCCAAGCGCCTGCAGGAGCAGAACGCGGCCTACACGAAGTTCTGCACCGATAACGACCTGAAACCATACCACGAGCGGCTTGCCGTTGCGGGTTGGGATCGCTCGGCGGCGTCAACCGCGTCCGCGGCCGTTCGAGAGCAAAAGCGCGTCGACAAAATGATAGCCGATTTTAACGCCGAGCATGTGGCGAAAGATCCTGCAGAACTTCTTCCAAAGTACGAATATGCACATGGTGTAAAAGAAAAGCTGTTGAACTATTCGCTTAATATGAAGGAGGGCGCCAGTGGGCGAGATAAGGCGGTTGTATTTCAGGCGGCGCTGGGGTATAATGCAAATAATTACGAGCTGCTTATGCAGGAGATTATGGCGGGCATTGGCAGGTATAAGGCCAGCGGGAAAACAACCACAGAACATGGGGAGAAATTTACCGTGCGAATGCTGGTGAAGGGCGCAAATGGACGCTATGTCCCGATTAGAACGGGATGGATCATCGCCCCGGAGGATAGAACTCCGCGCATGACGACGGCATTTGTGGACAGATGAGGAGGGAAAATGATATGCAGAGGCCAAAAGAATATGATTGTGTTCGCTTGAAGGATGGGAGAGAAGGCACAATCGTGGGGGTCTATTCGGGGGATGTATATCTGGTTGATATTGATTACCCGCCGGAGCGGCTGCATGAGATTGAGGATACAACAGAGTTCATCAAAGCGACGGATATTGAAAAGATCACTTATGTACATATCGCGGAATAAACAATCGGATAAATTTTAGCGGAAATTTATTTCACATAATAATTAGAGAAACCATCTTACCAATCGGCAAGGTGGTTTTCTTATACCCAAAATCGAATCAGGATACGCAGGGGCGGACGGGAAACCGGCTGCCCCTTTGCCATATCACGACCCTGCCGGTGGTTCATCCGGCTCAATCCGTACAGCTGACGAGCTGTTAAAAATCACGTTCAGGAGGATTACGCATGAAGAACATCGAGACCATTCTTTCCGATTTCGGCATCACGATCCCGGAAGGAAAAGCGGCGGATCTGCGCAAGGCCGTCGCCGAGAACTACAAGACCGTGGCGGAATACACCAAATTGCAGGAACGCCACGACGCGCTGGACACATCGCTGAAAGACGTGCAGGGCAAGCTTGCAGCCTTTGACGGCGTGGATGTCGCAGCGCTGAAGGGTCAGATCACGACCCTGACCAATGACCTGCAGACCGAGCGGGACAACCGCAAGAAGGACGCTGCCGCCGTGAAGCTGCGCAGTACGGTGGACACGTTCCTGTCGGGAAAGCATTTCGTCAACGACATCACGCGCGAAAGCATCACGGACAAGTTGGTAACGGCTCTGGGGTCCGACGATGCGCGCGGCAAGTCGATCGACGACCTGTTTACCGGCCTTGTCACCGATCAGAACGGCAAGGAGATCCCCGGCATCCTTGTGGCCGATCCCGCCAGCAAGGCGCGCTTTTCGTCCGATCACAGCGGCATGGTGCCGCCGGCGGGGGGCGCAAAAGAATACGTAGCCCAGAAATACAAAAACAACCCGTTTTTCAGGGGCTAAGACTACGAAAGGAAATGATGATCTATGTCTATCCAGTATGGATCCCTTTACGTGGATGAGCAGTACAAGGCAACTGTTCTTCCCAACCTGTTTTATAAGACCTGGCTTGTGCCCGGTGTGACCTATCAGGACGTGATGGTCGACGGCGCCGGCGGCTGCTACTGGCACAAGCTGACCTCCACCGCCGCGTCTGTCGGCACGCCCGGCCGTGACTTCACGGACACCGCTGCCGCTGACACGCTGGTTCAGGCTGTTTTCAACAACAACCTGCAGGCGTCGAAGAAGATCTACGGCGTGCAGGCCGCTGCTGTGGCGTTCCCGATTGCCGAGGAGCATCTGGCCCTTGCCACCCGCGAAGTTGCGGAGGCAAAGAACCAGTGCGCGCTGGCCTGCCTGATTTCCGAGGGTACGGCGTCCACCAACACCACGAAGACCACTGCGGCCAACTTCAAGGCGCAGGTACTGGCCGAACGCAAAGCCATGGTCAAGGCGAAAGCCAACCCCACCATCGTGCTTTGCAGCCCGGACTTCTTCGCGACGATGCTGGAGTTCGCCGGTGAGAAGTATATCCCGACGTCCAACGAAATGCTGCTCGCCGCCGCTGCCGGCGGCCAGGTAGGAAGCTTCATGGGCTTTACCTGGATCGAAGTCAACGGCTTCGCGTCGTCTGCTGATCTTGCCTACTATCCGCACGGTGGTACGAAGGCCAGCGTCACGGCGGCGAACCTTGCGAAGGTGGAATTCATCATGTACGATCCGAACGCCTTCGGTGTCGGCGATAACTTCAGCATCGTCCGCATGGTCGACTCCGAGCTTTTCGCCGGCAGCAAGGCGCAGGTCGAGGAAAACGCCGCCCTGCGTGTGCTGGACGCTGCGCAGGTGCACGTGAAGTCCTACGCAAGCGCGTGAACGGCAGGTGAATCACGGTGTACGCGGATTTTGACACATACGTAAAACGGTACGGGGACGATCTGTCTCCTTTCCGCGACGAGGTGACTGCTGCCCGCTACCTGCGTGCGGCGTCGCGGGAGATCGACCGCTTTACGTTCGACCGCTTCGGCGGCACGCTGCCGGAATCCACGATCGACGCCGAAAAGCTGCAGGACTGCGCGTGCGAACTGGCCGAATGCCTTTACCGCATTGACCAGGCGCGTGACAGCGCGGCTGAAACCGCAGACGTCGGCGGCGTAAAAACCGCCGGCCCTGTGGCGTCGGTGTCGTCCGGCAGCGAATCGATCACATACAAGGCGGCCGACAGCTGCTACACGACCGCCGCGAAGACTACGGCGGCACGTGACGCGCTGGTGTTCGACGTACTGCGGCGCTGGCTTTCGGGTGTGGCCGTAGATGGTGTCCTTGTGCTGTATGCGGGGGTGACGTGCTGATGCTGCTGCGTAGCGATACGATCACGCTTTTTTCCCGTGTGCGCGGCGCACGCGGTCAGGCTGATACGTGGGTGCGGCGCGTGCTGACCGGCGTCAAGGTGGAAGCAAAAACCGCTATGACGCCAGGCACTACCGGCGACGTGCCTGGGCACTATGTGCTGCTGCTTGTACCGAAAGCGTCCATCGGCGCGCTGACCTATGCGACGCCGGAAGTGTACCAGGCGGCGGATGACCGCAGCGGCATGATTGCGTTTCAGCCGGGCGATTATTTCTGCCGCGGCGATCACGACTGGGCTGAATACGATGTGCTGTGCAAAGTCACGGAGTGCCACCGCATCACATCCTGCGCGTGGTTTCCGCTGATTGCACACTTCGAGGTGACGGCATCATGATCGATATCAAGCACTATAAGAACGTCAGCTATGTCAAAGGGCACGTCCGGGTAAATCTCCGGTTCGCCAAATACGGCCCGCGATTCGCCAAAGCGCAGGAATGGCTGGGGCAGCAGGTGCTTGCGGACAGCAAACTGTATATGCCGCTGAAAACCGGCAGCCTGCAGCAGCGTTCATACGTCGCAGAAAGTGGCCGGCAGGTTGTGTTCCCCGGCCCATATGCACGGTATCTGTATATGGGTAAGGTCATGGTCGACCCGGAAACCGGTTCGCCGTGGGCGCGCAAGGGCGCTGTAAAAGTTGTAACCGACCGCGATCTGCGGTTTGCGGCCGGCGTGCCGCACTGGGCGGAAGTGGCCCAAAACGAACACGGAAAAGAATGGGCGGATGGATGCAAGCGGATCATCCTGGGGGAATCAAATGGTTGACACAAAAGATTTTTCAACGATTCTGAGCGGCTTGCTGAATGATTTCCCGGCCATTGGCGCGCGGGAAATCCGGTTCGGCGAGCTGGGCGACAAGTCCGGCGTCGGGATCTATCCGTCCGCTGCGGCGACGGTGATCAGCGAAACGACCGACATCATGGGCGGCGTTTACCAAAAATGCAACTATGCGGTTCAGGTGGTATATCGCGCCGTACCGCAGTCGGAAACTGACCGCATCCACATCAAGGGATGGCTGGACAAACTGGCGCGATGGATGGAAAAACAGCCGATCACGGCGGACGGACAGCAGCACACACTTGCCGCGTGGCCGGACCTCGGCGATGGCCGGACGATCACTGCATTTGTACAGGTGTCGGCGGCCTATCTGGCCGGGCGCTATGCCGACGGTGTGGAAGACTGGGCTGTGTCCCTGTCGATGCGGTACGACAACAATTTTGAAAGGTGATGCATTATGCCTGAAAGTACGACTTTTAACACAACCGCGGGCCAGACGATTGCCCGCAAACTGCTGATGGCCTTCCTGAATACCGGCACATCTTCCGCGCCGGTTTGGTCGATCGTCGGCAAGCGCGTGGAAGACAGCAGTCAGGAATATGACTGGAACAAGGAGACCACGCAGGACATCCTGGGCAACACGTTTACCACCATGTCCGCGCCGACCATCACGCAGACCTTTGACCCGTGCAATCTGGACGCCGGCGAAACCGCGCTGACGAAGCTGTGGCAGCTGGCAATCAAGGATCAGGATGTCGCAGCGCTGGCCGAACAGGATATGATGATCGTGCACTGCTATGCCGGCACGAAGGACACGGCGATGTTCGCCGAACGATATAGCGGCTGCGCGATTGAAGTGAAGTCGCTGGGCGGCGATAAGACGGTGGATATGCCGTTTGATGTGACCTACGGCGGCACGCGCACGGTCGGCACAGCGGCCATCGCCGACGGCGTGGCCACGTTCACGAAGGCGACGGCATAAGGGGGTGGCGGCGTGAGCAATAACATTTCTTTTGAAACCGGCCTGAAAGCGTTCACTATCAATGGCGACGCAAACCGGAAGATCTATTTTGACCCGAACGACATCGGTATCATCGACCGGCTGGAAGCGGCAGCGATGGCGATCAAGGCCAAAGCCGACGAAATGGGCACGCAGGAAAGCGATACGGACGCCCGCACGACGATCCGAGAACTGGACGCCTACGCACGCGAACAGGTGGACGCGGCGTTCCCTTCGCCCGTCTGCGATACAGTGTTCGGCAAAGCCTACTGCGTTTCGCTCACGCCGTCCGGTTCCCTGCAAATCATTTCGTTCCTGGAAGCGGTTTCGCGCCAGATCCGGCGCGAGATGGACGCTGCGACCGCTGCCGCGCAGAAGCGTCAGGCAAAATACCTGGATAAATACAGCGGCGGTCAGCGCAGGAAGAAGCGCAGATCATGAATACCGGTCTGCCGAAGGCAGCATGTATCGGCGGCCGGTGTTTTCGTATCCGAAGCGACTTTCGCGAAATTCTGGACATCTGTGCCGCGTTGAATGACCCAGAGCTGACAGATCAGGACCGCGCCGAAGTGGCGGTCAAGATCTTTTACCCAGACTGGGATCAGATCACGGACATGGCCGCCGCGGTGAAATTCATGCTGTGGTTTTTGGATGGTGGTGTGGATCGCGGCGACCAGCGGCATCAGCCGAAGCAGATGGACTGGGAACAGGATTTCCCGATGATCATTGCGCCGATCAACCGCGTGGCCGGGCGGGACGTGCGCGCACTTCCGTACATGCACTGGTGGACGTTCATCGGCTATTACATGGAGATCGGTGACTGCACGTTTTCCACGATCCTGGACATCCGGCGGAAGCTGCGCAAGCACAAGAAACTGGAAAAGTGGGAGCGCGAATACTACGACGAAAACCGGGAATTGATTGATTTCAAGTCGGCGCATCTGACCGACGACGAAGACGAATTCATCCGGCAGCTGATGACAGGGGGTGTGCGCGATGGCTGATGTTGTCGGCGATCTGGTATACGAAGCAGCGATTGATAGCGGCAAGTTTGACGCGGGGCTTGCGAAGCTGGAAAACAACGCGAAAAAGGCTGCGAACAATGTGGACAAGGCCGCACAGAAGGTAGCCGCGCTGCGGCAGCAGCTGGAAGAACTGCAGGCTGTTGCCGAAAACGAAAAGAAAACCAGAAGCACCGGGACGGTATCGCAGGAAACCGGCGATGCAATCCAGAAAACGACGCAGCAGCTGAAAATGGCGCAGCTTAATCTGGAAAGCAGCCAGATCGCGCAGGAAAAAGCCAGCGCTGCCGTAAGCGAATATGTGGGAAAGCAGCGTCTTGCAGCTTTGACGACGCAGAATGTGTCAGAACAATTTAAGAAATTCACCAAACGAATTGCTGGCTTAGCAAAGCGCGTCTTCATTTTCACCATGATTACCAAAGCGCTGCGTACGATGCGCAAAATGCTGCTTAGCACAATCGGCGCAGACAAACAAATGTCAACATCTTTGGCGCAGATCAGGGGTAATCTGATTTCCGCTTTTGCACCGATCTACAACTATATTTTGCCGGCAATTCGAACGCTTCTGGCGTGGCTTGCCAAATTGACTGCCGTTGTGTCCGTGTTTATCAATTCGTTGTTTGGCAAAACGGCGTCACAAGCGGATGCATCTGCAAAGGCACTGTATAATCAGGCTTCCGCAACCGAGGCCGCAGGGGATGCGGCCGAGAAGGCAAAAAAACAGCTTTCCGGGCTGGACGAAATGAACCGCTGGGAATCGAACGATAGTTCCGGTGGCGGAGGTGGAGGCGGTTCGTCTGGCATAGCGCCAAAATTTGATTTGTCCGATCAGGTCGACACCGGAAAAATCGGCAAGATCGCAGCCGTTGTCCGCGAGCTATCGCCGTATGTGGCGGCGGTGGCTGCTGGATTCGCTGCGTGGAAAATTGGAAAGAAGTTTCTGGGGAATTTGTCGAAAGCAAAGCAGCTGGCGCTTGCTGTCGCGGGGGCTGTCCTGATGGCCATCAACGTTGTCGATATGCTTAAAAACGGCATAAATTTCGACAATCTGACAGGGTACATCATCGGCGCTGCTGCGGCTGTCACTGGGCTTGGGATGGCATTTGGTGTGCTTGGTGGAGCAATCACGGCAATCGTCGCGGGGCTTGTCCTTCTTGGCGTGGCAATTCGTGATGTGATTAAAAACGGCTTCAACAATAAGAATCTTACGGCTATTACCGTGGCGCTGCTAACTATTGGCGGCGCTATTGCCATCATCACAGGGGCGTGGATACCGCTGCTGATTGCCGCTATAGCTGCAGTGGTCGTGTGGATCGTCGCAAAATGGACGTCCATAAAGGAATGGATCAGTAAAACGATCAGCAGTATCGATGCGGCTTTTGAGCAACATCTTGCTAACGTGGAAGCAGGTGCCGCGGCGGCAGTGGATTGGCTCATCGCAAAATGGACGGCCGTAAAGGACTGGTTCAGGGGGCTGTGGGAAAAGGTCTCATCCGGCGCTGTGGCTGCGTGGGATGGAATCAAAAGCGCCTTCAAGTCTGTGCCGGAATGGTTTCAGGGCAAATTCCGCGATGCATGGCAGAAGGTTAAGGACGTGTTTTCGACCGGCGGCCGTATCTGGTCAGGCATCAAGGAGGGCATCGAAAGCACCTTCCGCACGGTCGTCAACGCAATTATCCGCGGCATGAACACGATCATCGCCGTGCCGTTCAACAAGATCAATTCATTACTGAATGCGCTTCGCGTAAAAAGTTTCCTTGGTATATCGCCGTTTTTGAATATGTGGGGCGTGAATCCACTGCCAGTGCCGCAGATCCCGATGCTGGCGCGCGGCGCGGTCATCCCGGCGAACCGGCAGTTCCTTGCCGTGCTGGGCGACCAGCGCAACGGCAACAACCTGGAAGCGCCGGAATCTCTGCTGCGCCAGATCGTGCGCGAAGAAGCCGGCGGCGCTGGCAGCCGATACGAGTTTATCGCCAGGTTGGATCGCCGCACACTGTTTGATGAAGTAATCACCGAAGCAAAATTGCGGAAAGGGCAAACGGGCAAAAACCCGCTTGTAGCGGTGTAACACATGGCACAGGAATACATTAAAATTCGAAAAAGTCCGTCGGATGAATGGCTGGTGCTTCCGCAGCCGGATTCCGGCGCGCTGACGTACGACTTTGAAACAACTTACACGGAGGACAGCGGCCGCACCCAGACCGGCGCGGCCGTCGTCAGTCCGCTGTTCACGGTCGAAGCACTTGGATATAGCCGAGCGGCTGTCAGTAAAACCATGCTGTCGCAGATCCTGAAGATCATTGCAAAAGGTCAGCAGTTCCAGCTGTACTACTTTTCCGCTTACTACGGCGCGTGGTGTCAGGCGTGGTTTTACGTCGGCAAAGGACAGCTGAATATCGGGCGCCTGAACGAAGGCAAGGAGCTGTTCACGTCCCTGGATTTTAACATGGTCAGCGTCAATCCACTGACGTGATTGGGGGGGCATGATATGCGAACAGTCGAAAGTCAAATCACAAGCGTCTATCCATCGCAGACGAACTTTGTGGTCGAAGCATCTTTTACGTGGGATCACGATATCACGTTTGAGAGGAACGGTGAAACTGTAACGCTGAAGGCTGGGCAGTATCTGCAGGTAGGCCGGCAGTCTTTCCGCCCGGGCGGCACGAAGATCTCGGCGCAGACATCATCCGGCAGCTACCCCGTCGGGCTATCTGTGTGCAAATGCGCGACAATTGAAATGTACGACATCGGGTGGTCAAACGCCGACTATTGGTCGTTGTACGAAGGGGCTACGGCACATCTGAAAGCGGCAATCACCATTGACGGAATCGAACGCATGGTGGACATGGGCCACTTCAAGGTGTACGAAGTGGAAACCGTGCACGAAGTCACCACGCTGACCTGCTACGACGCCATGAAGGCGGCGGACGTGCTGTGTCCGGCAGTGATGCAGGGCGAACACGAATATATGGAACTGTGGAAGCTGGCGGCGCAGCAGCTTGGCTTGACGCCCGGCCCAATGGATTATCAGCACGGTTTGCAGTATAACGGGCTGGCGACCGTGGACGCACAACACACCATCCGGCAAGTAATCGAAGCAATTGCGCTGGCCTGCGGAGGCAATGCCATGGTGTCTGGAAATACACTGTTTGTGCGCCCGATCACGTCTGCGGCAGATGTGACGCTTACGCAGTGGATCAACCCTGTAGAGGTGGCGAAAACGCCGGTAGAAGTTACAGGCGTGCGCGTGAAAAAGACGTTCGCCAGTGACGGGCAGGAACACACGTATTTTTCCGGTGCCGGAGGCTACGTTATTGAACTGAACGACGACAACCTGTGGCTGGGTATCGAAGGGCCGGCCGGGTCAATCACCGTTGCGGCCGAAGCTGTTGCCGAGTCGCTGTACGCGCAGCTGAAAGAAAAGCCGGTATATAAATTTTCTGGCGATCTTCCGTCTGATCCGCGCCTTGACATTTTCGACAAGGTCATCGTCAAGGACATCAACGGCCGGGAATACCCGTCAATCATCACGGATTACACATTCGTTTTTTCCGGCAAAACATCGGTCGGGAATAGCGTCGAATCCGGCAGCAGCTACAACACGTCCGATAGCGGTCCTTCCGGATCGTCGGCATCCGGTGTTGGCGCGGACTATGTCGTTGCCCAGGGCACGACCGGCAAGTGGGTGTGGCGCAAATGGGCATCCGGCATAGCAGAGATGTGGGCGGTATTTGGCACCGACACGCTGTCGATCGACGAAGCATGGGGATCGCTGTACTTTGGCACGTGGATGCGCAGTGATGCCAACGTCGCTGCGCGGAAGTATCCTTTTGCTTTTGTGGACACCCCGACGATCAGTGCAACATACATGGGCGGCGAATCGGATGCATGGCTGATCTCGCTGTTCAGCGCGTCTGACGATTTAAAGACCAGTGCGCCAGCATATGCGTTGGCGCGACCGAATCAGGGCGCCATCAACTACCCACGCATCAGCTACCACGTAGTGGGTAAATACAAGTAAAGGAGGCAACCACATGACAATCACAATCGCAGATGGGCGCGGGGCGCTGTGGCAGTGGGACACCGGGCGGCGCTTGCGCGTGGGCAGCGGCGTGGAGCAGATCCACTATCAAAATAAGTGCTTTGGCCGCAGCGTAGACGTTGACGTCGGCACAGACGGCACGGCCATCATCCCGGACGAGCTGCTGCAGGACTGGCACCCGCTGACGGCCTACGCCTACGTAACCGACGACACCGGCGCGTACACGATGGTGCAGCAGGACTTTGCAGTGCACAAGCGCGCGAAGCCCGCCGGGTATGTATACACCCCGACGGACCAGATGACACTGCAGACGATCCAGCGCCAGATCGGCGACCTTGCAGACCTGACGACGGAGGCAAAGGAAAATCTCGTCGCGGCCATCAATGAAGCTGCTGCAAGCGGCGGTGCTGGCAGCATAGGCTTGCGTGTGGCGGACGGCTACATCCAGTACAGCACGGATGGCGGCAGCACGTGGACAAACCTTATCGCCGTGGCCGAGCTCAAGGGCGCTGACGGCGCGCCGGGAAAAGACGGCCCCACAGGCGCGCCCGGCAAGGACGGCCACAGCCCGGTGGTAACGGCCACCAAGTCCGGCAAGGCAACGACAATCAACGTGGACGGGGC